CTTTACTTACAAAATTATGAAACTTATTTTTTAACATGTATGATTATAGTTAATATAATTATTTTATATTCGATAATTGAAGGCGTGAAAAATGGAAGTGATAACCCCGATAATTCTTCTTTTTTTTTTTTCTCGCATATTTGATTTTTTCAACTTACAAATACATTCTAAACCAGGCCGATGATGATACCGAACATTGCAGAAAAACTAATGACAACGATTAACTATGAGACAGAACTCACACTAGATTTAGAAAGACTAGGGTCTACAGGAAAATATAAATGAACTGGTCAGATGTAGGTGGTTGGATAAAAAATAACGCAGGCACAGGAGCTACTTTAGTAGGCTCTTTGCTTACTGGGAATGTCGCCTCAGCAGTAGCTGCAGGTGTTTCTCTAGTTAGTGGGGCTACGGGTTCCGATGATCCTAGTAAGGCTTTAGCAGTGCTACAGGGTAACCCTGAAGCAATGGTTAAGCTTAAAGAGCTGTACTATAAAAATGAAGATAGTGTTAGAAAGCATATCGAAGAAATAACTAGGCTAGGCCTTGAGGATAAACAAAAAGAACACAAAGAAACTCAATTAACTATACGTAATGGAGATAATGCTGAGGATGGTATTGTTAGACTTACACGGCCGTTACAGTCATGGCTATCTCTTGTAGGTGCTTTGTTATACGTTTTTTATTGTGTAAGTCAAATAGTTATCCTAGACGTAACTGTACTAGGACTTCTTTTAACTCTACCTTGGACTTATGCAGGACTACGGCAAGTAGGTAAAGGGATAGACTCTTTTAAAATACATAAACCTAAAGGTAAATAGTAAGTTTATTACAATTACTATAGGATATAATAGGTTATTACTTTGCTGATAATATTATACAGTATAGGATTAAAATAAAATGGCGTTGACAAGGTTAGCTAATGTAGAATCAATTACAGCGGATGGACAAGTAATTTTTTATGTAGTTATTAATGAAAAAGTATTTCTATAATGGGAAAATTCTTTAGGGGATTGGATTACCGTGCGTAACTTTGATAGAAAAGAATCTTTTACTCTTTCAATGGAAACGGGAGTAAATTGGAGATTTAAATTCTTCGACACTGACTCTTATATAGAGTATTTTGCTTAATTACAAGAAAAAGTTTTAAAGTATTGCATGTAGTGTTTTTGTGGGTGTTATATGATATAATTATAAAAAGTGCTATCATGCAATTAATATAGTAGTAATAAATACTAAGGAAATAGACGTGGAGTTACAGTATTTTAAAATAACTGACTTTGATTGCCAAGAAACGGGTGAAAATAATATGCAAGAGGAGTTTCTGTTAAAGCTTGATGCTTTACGTCACATATGTAAATTCCCTTTTAATATAACTAGTGGTTACCGCTCTCCTAAACATTCTATTGAATCTAAGAAGAATAGGCCGGGTACCCACAGTGAAGGTATTGCTGCAGACATCCTAGTTACATCATCAGCCCAAAAATATGAAATAGTAAAACAAGCTATGCTTTTAGGTTTTAATGGTATAGGAGTAGCTAAAACTTTTATACATGTGGATATTAGAAAACATAGCACAATGTGGTCTTATTAATAGAAGAAACTGGTAAAAATTATATGAAGATTAAAAAATCTGAATTACTAAATGCATTAAAGGCTGACCTAAAAGCTGCGGATTTACTTAAGCAAGATCAAGATGCTTTAATAGGTAAATGGAAAGCTGAGTATAACGGTGACCCTTATGGTAATGAACAGAAAGGTAAGTCTGCCATTGTATCTAGGGACATAAAAAAACAATCAGAATGGCAACACGCTACTATTGTAGATCCTTTTGTTAGTACTCCTAATTTTATTAAATGCATCCCTATTACATGGGAAGATAAAGAATCTGCGAGACAAAATGAGCTACTCCTAAATACTCAGTTTAGTCGTAAATTTGATCGTTTTAACTTTATGTCTAAAGCTGTAAAAGTATTAGATCGTGAAGGTACCCTAGTTATACAAACAGGGTGGGATTATGAAGATAAAGAAGTAACAAGTCTTGTTGAAGTAATAGCTTTAGATGCACTAGGTAATGAGGTTATTGTTGAAGAAGAGGTATCAGAAACTGTAGTAGTAAAGAATCAACCAACAGCTAAAGTATGCCGTAACGAAGACATATATGTAGACCCAACTTGTCAAGATAATCCAGATAACGCGCAATTTTTTATATATCGTTATGAGACAGATCTATCTTCACTAAAAAAAGATGGTAGGTACAAAAATTTAGAAAAAGTAGCTAAAGGAGACAATGAAGACTACGATTATGATGCTCCTGATGATACAGAATTTAGATTTGCTGATGAGCCTCGCAAAAAAATGGTAGTTTACGAGTACTGGGGTAACTACGATATAGATGAAGATGGTATTGCAGAGCCTATAGTATGTGCTTGGGTTAATGACGTTATTATACGTTTACAGTCTAATCCCTATCCTGACGGAAAACCTCCTTTTATAGTTGTACCTTTTAATAGCGTACCTTTTAAACTTCACGGTGAAGCCAATGCAGAACTAATTGGAGATAACCAAAAAGTAAAAACTGCTATTATACGTGGTATTATTGATAATATGGCACAGTCTAATAATGGTCAAAATGGTATAAGAAAAGGTGCCTTAGACCCTACTAACCGTAAAAAGTTTGTAGCTGGACATAACTTTGAATTTAATGGTTCTCCCGGGGATTTTTGGCAAGGCAGCTATAATAGCATCCCTAGTTCTGCTTTTGATATGATCAGTATTATGAACAACGAGATAGAGTCTATTACAGGCACTAAATCCTTTAGTGGAGGTATTAATGCAGGTAGTTTGGGATCTACTGCCACAGGAGCTAGGGGAGCATTAGATGCTACTGCAACTAGGCGTATGAACATAGTACGCAACGTAGCAGAAAACCTTGTTAAACCTCTTATTCGTAAATGGATGGCGTACAATTCTGAATTTTTAGAAGATGAAGAAATTGTTCGTATTACTAATGATAAGTTTATCCCTATACGTCGTGATGATTTAGAAGGCCGTATCGACCTAGATATAGTAATAGCTACCTCTGAAGATAACGCAGCTAAATCGCAAGAGTTATCATTTTTATTACAAACTTTAGGACCTAACGAAGACCCTGCTATTAGACGTAGTATTATGGCTGATATAATGGATTTAATGCGTATGCCTGAGCAGTCTAAACGTATTCGTGAATATGAGCCAAAGCCTGATCCTTTACAAGAACAGCTTAGGCAATTAGAGCTAGAGCGTATTAGTCTTGAAAATGAAAAACTTAAAGCTGATATTGAAGATAAAAAGGCTAGGGCGGCAGAAAACACTGTTGATACTCTTATTAAACAAAATAAAGCAAATGTTGAAGCAGCTAAAGCTCGTAAACTAGGTAGTGAAGCTGATATGGCTGATCTTAAGTTTGTTAAGGAGGATGGAGGTTTTAGTCATCTAGAAAAGATAGAGCTCGAAGATGTAAAACACGCTCAACGTTTAGAAGCAGAAATGATTAAACACAGAGCAAACCTAGAACAAATGATGGCTCAGCAGTTAGCTGGCGATAAAAATATTGGAGTGATGTAAGATGGTGAGTGATAGAGAAGTACAGGCTATGGCTGATAGACAGGCAGCACTTAATGGAGTAGAACGTTATATGTCAGAGTATGCTGTTAAGAGTAGAAATCCAAGTATGTATGATAATGGAGGTACTGTTACCAGTATTAGTGCTGTTGAGGCAACAGATAAACAAAAAGCTCAAGACCTAGATAGAATTATAAGAGGTATGGAAGATGATAAGATGTCTTCTTTAGCTACAGAAAAAGGTCTTAATAGGGGTAGGCAAGAAGGTGTCGATATAGGACTCGAAGAAGGACAAAATCGAATATTAAACCAAATACGTGCTAGACAACAAAACATAGTTTAACAGCAGCAAGGTATATCAGCACAAGAAGCTGATAGATTACGTAATTACTAATTATAGGAAGTAAGATAATGCAAGACGGTTTAGCACAAAGTATGGCAGTTGATCCTGCACAAGCACAAGGCCAACAACAAGGTCCTGATATGGAAATGATTGAACAGATTATTCAACTATTAATGGAAGGGGCAGATCCGGAAGACCTTGTTAAGCAAGGTATCCCTCCTGAGCTTATTATGCAAGCTATTGATATACTAGAACAACAACTAGCTGCCCAAGGGCAAGGTCAGGCTCCACAGCAAGCACCACAGCAGCAAGCAGGCCCACAAGGCTTAGCAGCAAGTATGGGAGCTTACTAGAATGCCTGCCCCTCTACTAATACCTGCGGCCCTTGCTATAAGTAGAGTCTTAGCAAAAAAAGCAATTCCTCATTTTAAAAATCAATGGATTAAAGCTATTAAAGGCAAAGACAATTTAGGCAAATATGCTAAAACTGCAAAAAGAGTGTCTGTTCCTGCTATAGGAGCAGGTGTTGCAATGGAAGCTGTTGAGGATTACGCAGATACTCCTATCCCTGAAATACTGCCTAATACTATTATTGGGGCTGGTCTTTACCATCAAGGAAAAAAGAAATATGCTAGTGCAGAAAAAGGGCTGGCAAACTATTTTAATCCGGAGTAGTCTCATTAAAAAAGAAAACTTAATAATGAACCACACCCTAGTTTGTAGGATGGTATAAAATGGCAGGTCTAGCTGAAGAATTAGCGTGTAACTCCCCTAAAAAAACACCTAGTCATAAGACTAAGTCTCACGTAGTTAAAGCGTGTGAAAATGGTGTTCAAAAGATTATTCGTTTTGGGCAGCAGGGAGTTAGCGGATCTCCTAAGAAGAGAGGAGAACCCGAATCTGATACTAAACGTAGGAAGTCATTTAAAGCTAGGCATGCTAAAAATATTAAGAGAGGTAAGATGTCTGCAGCCTACTGGAGTAATAAGGTAAAGTGGTAAACTAATATAAAGTAAAGGCGATATATGAAAACATGTGCAAGCTGTAAAACTAAGCAAGCCTGTAAAAAAGCAGGTAAGTGCCTTGGTAAAGTTAAAGCGGATAAAGAAAGTAGAAAAGGTTTAGCAGGTAAAATGACTGAAGGTAGTTATTAATAATGGAGCAAGGATTAGCACACCAAATGACTTATAGGGAAGGTAAAAAACAAAATACTACACATTACTATGCTGGTGCTAGACTTAGGTATAGAAATAAAACAAAAAATACACGAAAAACTAAAAAAAAGTTGCAATAGGCGACGTTTGTATTATATAATATGAGTGTGTAGGTAGTAAGTACCAATTAAGGTTTACTACCCTTATTAATTAACTAACCAAAAAATCAAAGGATTCATAAATGAACAACCTTAACGACGATCAAATTTTAGAAGTAGAAAACAAATATTGGGCAGATATGTGGATTGCTCTAGAACAACTAAAACAGAATAAACAGTTTAAACAAGTTATTTTAGAGGGTTACTTTAAAGACAAAGCAGTAAATGGTGTTAGTTTACTAGCCCAGCATGCAGTTGTTTCTGGAGGCCACCGCAGTTCTGTAATGGAAGACCTAATAGCTATTTCAAGTCTGGAAGATTTTTTTGTTACTATAGAAAACTTAGGCTCTACTCCCCCTGAATCTGATGAAGACGAAGAGTAAGGAGGAACAAAATGAGTTTAACTGATGACGATTTATGGGATATGTCTGATGAAGATCTGGAAGCCGCGTATAAAAACGCTACAGCAGAAAGTCAGTCACCCGATACCGATATTGAAGAAGATTCTAATATTGAAGAAGTCGATAATGACTTAGAAGAAATTGATGATGGCCCTGAACAACTTGAAGATGATCTTGAAGACTCTGACCATGATAGTACCCCCGAAGTTGAAGCTAAGGAAGTAGGAGCAGAAGACGATTTTGAATCAGAAGAGGAGGGCTCAGAAAAAGAAGACCCTGATGAAGATGATGAAAATAGTTTAGAAGACCTTGCCGAAGTAGATGCAGAGGAGCAGCCAGCACAAGCGTACAAGTTTAAAGCCAATGGTAAAGACTATGAATTTTCTAGTGAAGAGATTGTCGATCAATTCCCTAAAATATTTGGTCAAGCAATGGATTACACCAAAAAAATGCAGACCATCAAACCTTGGCGTAAGACAATTGATGCTTTAGAAGGTGCAAAATTAAATCATGATGACGTAGGTCTTATGATTGATGTACTGAAGGGCGATAAAGACGCTATCTCAGAAGTACTAAAAAGAACAGGTGTTGACACTCTCGATTTAGACACAGAAGAAGATAGTAGATATGTTGCTAAGGATTATGGTCGGGACGATAGTGCTTTGGCTATTAAAGATATCGTAGAAGATATTAGCCGAGATGTAGAGTATGTAACTACCGAAAATATTATTTCAAAAGAATGGGATGAGGCGTCATGGCAAGCTATGGCAAAAACCCCAGAAATGATTAGGTTACTACACACAGATGTAAAAAGTGGTATGTACGCTACCGTACAACCATTAGCTGAAAAGCTTAAAGTCTATGGTGGAGGAACTAAATCAGATTTAGAATACTACAAGGAAGCTGCTCAACAGCACTTTGCGAAAGTAGCGCAAGAAGACGCGTACAGTAGAAATAAGTCTGCTAGGCAAGCTGCACTAGAAGGCAAACAAGCTAATAAAACTAGACTAGATTTAGTTAAAAGCAAGTCGCAGCAAAGGACTGCTACTAAAGAAGCGTCAAGTAAACGTAAAGCTGCCGCACCAACTAAGAATGTTGTTGCTGGACGCGATGTAGTTGACTACCTAGATGACTCAGATGAAAAATTTGATGACTGGTATAAGAACCTACAAAATGATATGTAAATAATAATGTTCAGGGAAAATCCCTACAATAATAATAGTTAAACAAGGACTATCAAGATGGCTACTAATGCATATGGTAACGGCGGAACTACTGCTACAGTAGATACTGCAAGTTACGGAACTACTCGTGGTAACACAGTTGTTCACTTTTATGACCGAGCAGGTGTTAAAGCTGCTAACCGTGTTAATTTGTATGGTCAGTTCGCTGATCGCAAATCAATGCCTAAAAAAATGGGTAAGACTTTTAAGATTTCTAAGTTCTTACATGTGTATGACCGTGCACTTAATGATACAGAATTCTCAGAAAAAGGCTACTTGTCTGCTCGCTCTGTAGATGAAGTTAACACAGCGTTAACAAATGCTTCATTGGCGGAAGGTGCGAAAGACGTAAATAAACGTTCTATCCAGAAAATTACGATGGAAACCTCTGTAGCTCGCTATGGTGAGATGATTGACTACACAGATGAAGTTGGGTTGTTTTCTGAAGACACGATGCAGGTTCGCTACCGTGAAGAACTGGGTGAACTAGCAAACTCTCGTATGGAAGATCTTATCCAACTAGATATGCTTGCAACTCCTACTGTAATGCGCGCAGGTTCTGCTGGATCATTACTTGAGATGGATGAAGACTCTATTGTTTCTTATGACTTGATTCGTAAAGCTGTCCGTAAATTAGTCCGTAACCGCGCTAAAAAGAACACTTCCCTAGTTACAGGTTCTACTAAAATAGATACTCGTACTATTGATAAGTCTTTTTACGCTATTATAGGCGCTAACGTTAAAGGTGATTTGGAATTGCTTACCCGTGGTGCAGGTTCTGAAAAAGAATTCGTCTACGTCCCATCACACAAGTATGCTTCTGCAGGTACTTTAGTTGAAGGTGAAGTTGGTGCAATGCATGAAGTTCGTTTCATCGAATCAGAAGCAGCTGTAGTTTACGCAGGAGCAGTTGGTACAATAGGTGCTGTACCTCCACAAAACTACGCCGGAGAATTATCAATTACAGGTGCTATAGACCTAGGGTCGGTTACTCCTGCGGATCGTGGCAACTTTGATGTATTCCCTATCTTGTTCCCGACTCAAGGTTGTTTTGCAACTGTAGGTCTTAAAGGTCAAGGTAAGATTAAGTTTAACTCTAAGTCTCCTGAGATTGTTGAAAACGCTAACCCTTACGGGACTAACGGTTTCTTCTCTTACAATTTCTTCTACGCAGGCATCATACTTGAAGAAGAGAAATTGCTTAAGGTATTAGTTACAGCTAGTGCATAACACTAGTTGCTTACACTGAGCTAAATTGATATACCCTCTCTTTGGAGGGGGTTTATTTTCTTTACATACTTCAATATGTTTTATATAATGAAGTACAAATTAACTATAACCTCTAAACAACCTAAACAGGAATTAGAAAATAATGAGTAATCTACAAGAACTAAGAAAAGAAGCTGATGATTTAGGTATCACCTACAACAAAACTATCGGTGAAGTTAAACTACAAGAAAAGGTTGATGTATTTTACGCATCGCAAGAAACTTCTGGCCCTGCACTAGAAGCGGTAGTAGAAAAAAATGAAAAACAAGAAAAAGTAGTAGATACCCCTGGGGTAACCTCAAAAGTAGCTAAACGAATTGATCGAGAGCGTAGAGCAAGAACTCGTAGAATTGTTACTATTATAGATAACGACCAAAGAGTAAATAACCAAACTACTACGTGTACTGTAAACTGTTCTAATGAATTCTTTGATTTAGGTACAGTAATTTTACCTTTAAATGAAAAAATTGAAGTATTCGTAGGCCATATTACTACACTGGAGGAAGTCAGAATTCCCCTTCATATGCGAGACCAAAAAACAGGACTGACCCATGTAAGATTGCGTCCACGGTTTACAATTTCTTACGAAAATATATAATAAAAGGGCCTACGGGTCCTTTTTACTTAATATACCTATAAAGGATAAAGCATGAGCTGCGATATAGCTAGATTTACTATCACTAAAGGTCTAGAAAACACTTTTGTATTTACAATTAAAGCTAACGGCTCTACTCTTCCTATGGTTATAGAGGATAATGGTGCAACACCTGATACTTTTCAAGCCACTATCTGGCCTTTAGGTCCTGAAGCAGTTGCAGTACCTTTTTTAACTAAGCCGTTATTAATAACAGATGCTCTTGCAGGACAAGTAACATTAACTATAACAGCAGCAGAAGCCGCTCTTGCAGTTGTAGATGTAGGTAGTAAAGCAGACCGTTACTATTTACGTCCGGTGTATAAATTAATTATTGATTGTAGCACTCTTAATAATGGTAAATTTATAGCTAAGGTACCTGAAATATATGTCGATTAATATAGATATTGACTCTGATCTACAAAGTATACTAATAGAAACGGTTGCTAATAGTACTGTAACAGAAAACAACTTTCACACGATTACTCCTATAGAAAGTACATCTATTGTAGAAGGTAGTAAGAAAGAGTACTCTATCGTAGGTGATGGTCTTTATGCATCAATTAGCGACGATGAAGCACCTGTGTGGCTTACTACGATTATAGACACCCTAGTTACTACATCTATTGCAGAAGGACAGTTAAACTATAATCTTCTTGTACAAGATGTCCGTAATGCTGTAGACGCTATTGATGTAGCTCAAAATACCTACGTAGAACAAGTAAATATAAATGCTATAGTTGATGGTATAGTAGTATCTAAAATAGAGGCGTTAAATGCTATTTTAGGTGATACATATGCTACTCGCGTAGAACTAGCTGCTGCTTCGGTTACTACTACAAGTGCCCTTACTTTATATACTAACGACCTAGTTTCTAGTTTTAATACTAGTGTTAATACAAGAATAACTAATGTAGAAACTGCGTATACTACTGCAGATTCCGCGTTATCTAGTAGTATAGAGACCCTAAGCTCAAGTATTGTTTCTCAAAATGAAGAGTTAAGTGCTAATGCTAATGCTATTAGTGGATTAAAAACTTACGTAGGGCTTGGACCTGCTAATGGTCCTGATGGAACTGGTATTTTGTCTAGAGTGCAGATACTAGAAAACCAAAATGATGGGGTTGTAGAGTATGTAACAGGTACCTATGATGTCATGATAGGTGTAGCAGCCTCAAATAATGATACTACTGATGATGATATTGACGAAACTGTAGAGCCTTATGCTTCTTGGATCGCTATTGATTCAACAAATAGTAATGACTCAGTAAGGCAAGATCATATAGGTGATGTTTTTATACAGTATGATGCAAGTACTGGTAATTACATTAAAGCTTATAAGTTTATTAAAACATCTCAAGATGTAGCTCCTCCTTTTGCTACAGATACTGAAGGGTATACATGGGCATTAATTGTAGATACTGATGCAGCAAATGCACTTATCATAGCCTTACAGGCTCAAGACTTGGCTGATGGTAAGCGTAGAGTGTTTGTAGGCTTAGGTGCTACTACAACTCCTTCTCCTCCTTATGATGTAGGTGACTTATGGCTAATAGATGCTGTACGAACTATTGATGGACAATCTACAGAAGTAGGCGATATATTTAGAGCAATAGAGACAAAAGGCGCTGCAGCTACTTATGAACAAAACGATTGGGTAACAGCATCCAGTTTCGTTACAGCCGTAAACGCTGTACAGACCGACTTAGATGGATGGAGAGACACTACTTATAGTGATTTTGTTGCTACTATATCAGGACAAGTAGACCAAAAAGCAGAAAGTTTCTATCAAGAAGATATACCTAGAGTTGAAGGTACGGATGTATCGTTAGCCGTCTACGTAGGAGATTTGTGGAAAGTACCTTCTACTAATATAGAATACATATATCAACTAGTAGGTAGCACTTACCAATGGGTAGAAACAGATGTTCCCGATAGCGTATATGACACTATTGATGGCAAGAAAGCTATATACGTAGGTAACGTAGTTCCTACAGGTACAGCTCTTAATCCTATTCAAATAAACGATATGTGGATAACAGGAGATGCTCCTCCAACTGGATACGATCCTGAAACTATATACGTAGCTATTAGTCTTGACCCTGTAGTATGGTCAGTACCTGTTAAGTACACTGATGATAGCGGATTAATAGCACTGTCTGATGGTCTTACAGATGGTAGTGTAATTATTGACTTGTCTAACTCAACTATTGACGGTACTACTTCTATAAGTGATTTTGTAGCTGCTCAAAGTGATAACGAAGTAGTTATTTACAGCGGTAATGATCATACAGAAATTACAACAGCAAAACTAGATGACTTGTATATAGAAAGTGTAGATCAAACAGCAGCAGATGGTAGTGTTTATGTAGTAGTTACTATATATAGGTGTACTACAGGCTATATAGCTGATCCAGTAACTGCTTGTGTATGGACAGCTCAAACTAATGCAAGCGCATCTTTAGCTGATTTAGCTGATTTGGCTGACGGTAAACGTACTATATTTAGTAACGTTTCAAATGATGTACCCGTAGGTGAAGCAAATGATTTATGGATATCAAAGACAGGATCTAATGATGCAACTTACATTCCTGGAGAAGTGTACCAACATAACGGTACTGGTTGGGTATTAGCTACTAAATATACAGAAGATCTTAATAATTTTATTGATAACACGTTTGATCCGGATTCTGCTCAACTACATCGTCAACTAGACGGTAAAATAGAGTACTATTTCTTTGAAAGTTTTAATGTAGGTACAGTACCTGTAAATATTTCATCTGCTACTAGTGAAGCTGCAGCATTGGTGCTTATAGACGCTACTTGGAGTACTGAAGCATTAAGAGATGACGCTAACGGCAATATTGTCTACTTTAAAGACTCTAAAAACGCTTACTGGTATCAAGGCAGTAATGATGTATGGCTAGTAATCACTGATACTTCTATTTATCAAGCCTTACAAGAAGCTGCTGAAGCAAGAGGAGCTGCAGACGGTAAGGTATCTCAGTTCTATGCTTGGAAAGGAACAGGTGCTCCTGCTAATATTACTTACGTAACTAATCCGACAGATGAACCAGTAGATCACATAACAGAAACGATATTAGGCAGTACTTTTTTGTACTGGCTACAAGACAATAATCAACTTTACTACAGACCAAGTGCATCTTGGGTAGTTGTACCTACTGCAAGTGGTACTGGTGGTACTTATGTTTCCGAAGGTGATGTACTAACTGTTTTTAATTCTATAACTAGAGATCATACTTTTTATACCTATGACGGCAGTAGTTGGCAACAAGCTGGACCTGATGGAATTATATCTCAAAGTGAATTTTTTGTAGAACTCTCAAACGATGTAAGATCTGCAACTGGTTTAGTAGGTGTTGCCTTAAGCGATTTAAGTATTGATAACAGAGCTTATACTGATGGAGAAATTACTACAGTAAGCAGTACTTTTACATACGATAGTCAATTACAACTTGGTGGACAGTATTATAATAGCGGTTTTGGGCTAAGTACTAGTGGTATTACTCAACTTCCTGGTAATGATGGAGGCACTCCAGCAACAGCTTTTGATAGCGAATTTTGGGTAAATGCTGAACGTTTTGTTTTAAAGTCCCCTAGTCATCCTACAGTGTCAGCAGTGTTTACTGTAACTTCTGGTGGTATTAGGTTAGGAATAGAACATACTGATGCAACTAGAAACGTATCTAGAGGGCCGTATGCAGGTGCTACTGCTTATTTAGTAGGTGATATAGTAAGTTATCAAGGATCTAGCTATGTTTCAACAGCAGACACTACAGGAAACCTTCCTACAAACACTTCTTTTTGGGATTTACTTGCAGCTAAAGGAACAGACTCAATAGGTGCTGGTAGTGTAGACTTATTTGCGTCTAGTTATGCTATTTTTTATGATGTTGCAGGAGACAGTGAAACACCTAACATAATTTTTACTGCTATTCCTAGAGGTGCTACAGGCACTTTAGAGTATAGATTCGTTGTAGGGGGTGTTGAAGTACAAGCACAATCTCCTGATTCTACTGTTGATACTTATGCACCACCTGCTGTATACAGTTCTGCAGGTATCCCTGTAGAAGTAGAGATGTATTCAGATTTAGGTGGAGGAGCAGGGTTTGAACTTGCATCTTCAGATCAAATGACACTTATACCTATTAAAACAGGCAGTAGTGCAATCAATGCTGTTTTTAGTAACCCTGCTCATACGTTTTCAACAGGATCGGATGGAGATCTCACTAGTTCTGCTTTACGTGCAGGTTCTGGTGGAGAAATGCGTGTTTATGAAGGTGCTACCTTACTAACATATAATGGAACAACAGCATCTTCAGGGTATAACGCTACTACAGAAACAGATGGACAATGGAGGATACTGCTTCCTCTTACACCTACTGGTGGAGTATCTACTAACGCACCTACAGATTCTGGCGTGTTTGCAACAATGCCTCCTATTAATAATATGACTAGTGATAACGGAACGTTGACTTATCAAGTTGTAGGTAAAAGCTCTAGTGGAGTAGCTTTTCAAATTCCTGTTGTACAGTCTTTTAGTAAATCAAAAGCAGGATCTGATGGTAATGGACAGACTTCATACCTGCATATTGCATACGCTAATAATGCTACTGGTAGTAGTGGGTTTACTACGGGAGCTTGGTCTAACCAAACTTATATTGGGCAATACACTGATTTTGATTTAGCTGATTCAACTAATGCTTCTTTTTATACATGGTCATTGTTTAAAGGTACTGATGGAATAGATGGTACTAGAGGGCCGGGACTTAACGCAATACCTGCTTATAGCAATAATGATTATAGTAGTATAACGTATAATGCTGATGAAGAAGCGTTAGTACTACAAAGCTCGGATACGTCAATAGGGATGGCTTACCCTTCTTTTAATGTAGAAGATGGAAAACCTTATGTTTTTTCTGTAAGTGTAAGAGCAAGTTCCACAGTAGGTAGCGGGTACTTCTTAAGAGTATACGAGTATGACTCCGATTTGCCTGAAGGTAAAATTGCAGTCTCTAGTGAAGCCAGTAACTCTGCAGTACAGGAAGACACAAGACTAGGTAACCTTGTGCCCTCAGTTTCAAATCAGGGTGTTACGACATCTTATACAACTACAAGTCATACTTATACACCTAGTAGTACTGCTAAGTGGGCTAGTATAGTAATACTTAATTGGGGGGGACTAAATACTGGGAGCTTATATGTTAAAGCAATTGATAGAACCAAAATAGGTATAGATGGAATAGGTATAGATGGAATAGCAGGTACAACAACTCATTACATAACTAACTCAAATGGGGTTTTCCCAGCTACTGCAACAGCCGACTATGATTTTAGTGTGGCAGCCGGAAGAGCTAGAAGACAAGATGATATTCTTGTTTACCAAAATGTGGCCAAAACCGCAGTAGAAACTAAAAGGTTTAATGGTACTAGCTGGGCAGCTATAGGAGTTATATTTGACGGAGATGCATTAGTAGAAGGTACGTTACTAGGTAATCGTTTAGTAGCAGGTGTCGAGATAGTGGGTCCTGTAATCAGAGGGGGCCGTGTTGAGTACGTAGGGACATCGCACATGCGGGTTTCTAGTGCTAATGGTATTGGTGGTACTAGTAATACCCAGTTTATTGAGTGGTTTGGTCCTAAACAGCTAAATGGGGATAGCAGCATAAACTTTAGTGCTATGACAACAGCAAACGCAATAACGTATGTTACGGCTGCTGGAGATGCATATTTTGGTGGAACTTTATCAGTAGGTGCTTTTCAAAGTTCAATACGCAACTCTGATAAAAACCTTAACAGGACAGCTACAATTGGTCCTATAGGGACAAATGGGAATCCTAAATTAATATCGGTATCGTTTACCTTTGGGGCGTTTAAGAACGTATCTGGGTCTTGTCCCAGCAGTTTTACTCAACCTTCCGCCACTCTCCGATTACAAAAAAGCTCGAACGGTACTACTTGGAGTACGGTCCCACTCCAGACAGTATCTCTTTCGGGTAGTGCCAGCGGGGAGTATGAGGCAGAGGGAGGGGGTCGCTGTATATCAAGTGAGCAAATGTCAGAATCTTTTACTTACACAGACAGTAGTACTTCGACAGCTGATTTTTACTACAGGGCCGTAATAAGTAATCAAATTAGGCATCATAGCCTTGCTAATGTAACTACCCAAGTTTTAGGTATTACAAGCACTGAGGCTTAAAAATTAGAGCAATTTTACTACTACTATGGTAAGTAGTAATAAACCAATAACAGATATATAAATAGTATATAGTATTTTTACTTACCGTGTCTTGATGTAGTAGTAGTAGAAGAGTAAGATGTTTACTATAGGCAAGTTAACCGCTTAAAGGTAGTGTATACTTGTGTATTTAAATATTAAACCACCTAACAGTAATTAAGGCTTAACATGGCTATTATAGACATAGAAAACGTAACAAATCCTTCTAACACGGGTATTTTTGATAAGTTAATGGAAAGCATTAACAAAAACATAGAAACCCAGTATCTTAACAACAGAATTACTGGATCCGACTATGCAACAGTGTACTTAGGAAGTATACAGGCTGCTCTTACTCAAAGTATTCAATTTTCTTTGCAAGAAGATACCGTAGCAGCGCAAGTAGACGAAGTATTAGATAGTACTATTAGAGCAAACACCCAGCTAAACGATAGTCTACTTACTACAACAAAACAGCGTTTACTTTTAGATGAACAAATAAAAGTAACCTACACAGAAAGGGTATTAAAAGATAAACAAGCAGCTAAACTAGGGATGGATAACGTTATGAAACTTGCTGAAGATAGTAGGACAAATATCCCTAGTTTTGTGTATACCCCTATTTACGTGGGAGTGTAAGGTAGATGGCAACTATTTCAGTTACAAGCAATCTAGATGTACTAGAAAAGTACCAAACACTAATTACTCAGTCTTTAGGAGGAGAGTCTGCTTACATACGAGCTAAAGAAACAATACAGGATTTAGTGGCTACGGGCTCTATTGATAGTGCCCAAAAAGCAGAAATTATTAGTAGTATAATAAGCAGTGTCGTTACTAGCATTAATAGTTCTAGTATGAGTACTGCTATAAGTTGGGCTAATGCCGAAAAAGAAATTGAACTACGAAAATTAGAGCTTGCTAAACAGCTAGATATACTAGATCAAGATATTTTACTAAAAACAGTCCAAGTAGAACAAGTTAATAATGCTGTTAGACTAGCTAAAGTCGAATCTAGGCGTATGTATGGTGTTGCAGTCTTTGACGGCAGCAATAATGTGATTAGTTTGGATACTACAGGCAAAGTGTCAAAAGACATCGAGCTTACTAGCGCACAAATTACAAAAACGGGCTCTGAAGACGATTTGCTTGTTCAGAAAGTTCAAGAATCTCACGCAGCTGTTCATAAAATTGTAGCAGATACCTATGTAAATTATGGACATTATTCGTATACAGGTTTGACTTCTGGAGGTTTATCTACTGTAACAGCCAATCATGGTACCTTTAAAACCCTCAGTAATACTCAGCAGGATATAGCTATAGAGCAAGCTAAAGGGTATACATACAATGCTTGGGCTAATGCTTTAACTGGATCTGCTTCAATGCTAGGTACTGCTATAGCTGCAGAATACGCAGAGTTTGGTCCTACCCAACCTGGAGGTATACTTCTAGATACCATACTAGAGGCAGCAAGAAACTTAAAATCGGCTACAAGTACTGTAGATGATGCTGTTCCGGGTGTTTATCCTTAATGAAAAGGCCTCAACCAGATATAGGAGATAGCCTAAGAAATCAGTTCATAGGCAACCTAAAAACTGTTAGAGGACTATTACGCTTATGGGGTACGCAAACTGTTGATGGGGTAGAAGTGTTTACCCCTAGACAGTATTACCATAAGGTAGAAGATAGGTCTGCTGATTTTGAAAAATTATTTAAGTTTTTGGGTGCTTATAAAAGTGTAACCGAAGCTAATAGTGATGGGTTACGTAGTGCTTGGATGTACTTTAATAAGAATAATGGTACAGACTTAACTGTAAACTACGATACTTATGTAGCAGGTAACCTTAATAAAATGTGGTGGGATCCTGCAGATGGGGTTATGCCTCAAGGCTTAACTCTAACTACGAGTATAATTATAGAAGGATTTAGCCGTAATACAGTAAACAATACTAGAATACAAGAGTTGCTAAATACTAGTATGTCTGAAAGTGCAGCTATTGCGTCTATACAGAGTAATTTTGAAGAGTTGTGGGATATAACTAATATTACTCAAGAGGGAGTAGGAGTTATAAATAAGGGTAGTATAGTGGACCCTGTTAACTCCATAACTGTTCCGGATGAAGATGATTTAACTCCTGATGACCCTTGGTTATCTACAGTAGCTAGGTATGCATTAAGAAACTCAAGTATTCCTTGTAATATAAAAAAAGTAAGTATAGGTGCTATACAACGCAATAATACTCCCAACACTCAAGATTTTTCTACTACTTACATAGTAGATATTGAAATTCCTTATAGGCTATTTACTACTGGTGACGTTATTGTAAACAGTATAGCTGCAGATTTAGCTGTTACCCCTTTAAGTCGTAGTACTAACAATATATTTACTACCAGAGCTGAAATAAAAGCAATGGATACTAATGACATTGAGGATGACATAGCATTAGTAACTCGTAGCTACGATTTGTGGGAAAATCAGGTAACTAGTGGTAGTGCATTAAGTAGCAGTCTGTGGTTTAGCTTTAATGGTACATGGTACTTAAAAGCAGCACCTTTTAGGGATCCTAGGGCTTTTGGGCTTACCTACAGAGAATTGAGTAGTTATGTCCTAGGACTTTTAGATAGTGGGTATAAAAAGAAAAAAATTCCTTGGTATAAAAAACTAGTGGCCGTAGTATTGGTAGTAGTAGCATTTATAGTTGCGTTTGTTCCGGGTGCGCAGGGGCTTTCTGCAGTACTGATATCAATTGCACAAGCAATTGTAATAGCGTCTTTAGTTCTGACATTGGCAATACTTGCATTTGCTGTTTTAGGTATGGCTGAATGGGCTTCAGCGTTCTCAGAAGTAAGTAAGTGGATAGAACCCCTAGTTATGCTAGCTACTATAGTACTTATAGTTACGGGCCTAGGAGAAGCAATAGAAGGGATTAAAACAGCTGCAGAAGATGCAGCTAAAAAAGCAGGCGAAGAATACGTAGAACAATCTCTTATGGAGACACTTTTAACGTTTGCAAAAGGGCAGGCAACAGACTTTGTAGATAACATTATAAAAGGAGCTCTTGATGTATTTAGTGGTAATTTAACTACTAATGCTGCAATGTCATTTAATACTAAGCTGATGGAGTTAGTAGATACAGGGCTTAAGCTAAGATTAGAAAGTATTAATACTAAAAACAGGGACTTAAAAACAGAATACGATAAACTAGTGGAAGAAAATAGTAGAGAAACTGATGTTCTACAAGGATTTGCTAAGGTGTACGCCAAACCTGCTACTGCAGATTGGTCTATGTATGCCTCAACATTTGATCTACCTTACGAAAGAGGTGGGGGCAACCTATCTTTAGGTAATATTCAACGTACAACAAAACAAGCGCTACGTAGAGCAGACTATGATGATTCAGCATTTGCTGGTATCTTCATAATATAGTATAATAGAAGTAATAATGAATTTAATTAATTTAAGGAATAATTATGGCTAATAAAATTAAGGCTGATGTTGAT